TTTCATTCTGCCTCCTCTCTTGATAGCATTCCCCAGGTGTGGTCGGCCAGGTTCACGACCTCTCCCTTCTTTTTCAGTTCGGTCATTCTGGCCCGGACGCTCGATTCCTCGGCGTCCAAGGCGGCGGCCAATTCGGCTACGGTCATGGCCCCCTGTGACAACTCCACCATTATACGGTCGCGCATGGACATACCCTTGGCCAGCTCGGGGTCTTGGGCCAGTTCCTTTTTGTCCAGTCTCCGAACCTTGACAGTCTCCAGTCGTTCGTCCCGGTTCCCGAATGTAAGTTCAAGGCCGTGCCGGGGAAGTTGGTGTCCGTTGTTAATCTTGACGTTCGTGAGGGCCAGGGTTATCGTGTCGTCGGTTGGGTCAACTGACGCCTCACAGTCCCACACAATGCGTGCAGCGTTGGCATAGTAAACGGAACCGAACAACCGGTCTTTCTGGTTCTCACGCGGGTTTCCCTTGCGCTTGTGGTGAACGCATAGTACAGGTGTTTCGAGCCGGTTGATGGCCGAGAACAGGGGAATGACGGTGGCGGCTTCCTCCGGTGGCCCATCCCCGGCCGCCCCAAGACTGTCCACAATCACCAGTCCCACTCCCAGGCGTGCTATTTCCTTTCGTACTGCGGCGGCGGCTTGTGGGAGACTGGTCTGCATCTTGCGGTAGTAAATGGACGGTCGAGCCAGGTTGTCAATTCCCATACCTGCACAAAGGGCGGTGAACCGTTCTGCGTGAATCTCCGGTGACGTCTCATAATCCAGGTAGAGAACAGGGGCGGCGGCTCCAGCACGGCCCATCGAATCCTTGGGGCCAAGGGCTACGTTCAGTCCCATCCACAGGGCCACGACGCTTTTGCCCGTTCCCCCTTCCGCGAACAGGATGGTTGGCCCCCCAGTTTCCAGGTAGGGATACATCAACCAACGTGGTTTTGCGTAAGGGTCAACCTCTCTGAGGTCAATGGTCGGTGCCCCTTCCCGGTACAGTTGCACGGCCATATAGCAAAGCTGCTCCAGTATACCGGCCCACTCCACGTCCTTACGCCTGGTGGCCAGGGCCTTCCCCAGGGAAACCCGGGACTGGGAGGACATCAGGTTCAACCGGGCACAGTGGAGCAGTCCGGCAGTACCGACGTCGGTGGACTTAATGGTTACCTCGGCGGTGATTTCCCCGTGGCCCTCAAAGAAGTAGTCCAGCGAAACTTCAATATCGGTTGGGTACCCCCAGGTAAAGTCAAGGCAGTCCCCCCGGCGTGTCACGGTCGGTTTCGTCATACGTCAACCCCCCCCAGTCCACGGTCTTGTCCCTGGCGTCTCCAGAAGTCTACGACGTCGGCCCTTTCCTTTCGGCGGTGTAGTTCCCGGTCGAGCTTGTCCAGGTAGTCAAGTGCGACCAGGCCGTCGCCCCCGTGTAACAAACCTGCTTCCAGGGCTGCACGTGTGGTTGCGGCGGCCTGGGCAATCTCGTCGGTCGGAGCCAGGCGAATCAAGACCTCGGGGGCCAGCGGCCCCTTCTTGGCGAGAATCTCGGCCTTCTTCTTGGCGATGTAGGCCGTAAGCTCCGCACCGGTAAGCTCGCTCACTTGCCTTCCTTCTTCAACTGGGCGGCTGTCCACTTACCGTTCCGACGGAAGCTCCGGGCGGCGTTGTGCCGCTTCTGTCCCCGTTGGTGGTTCATCCAGTTGTGGTTTGGGTTGCGCCAGGTGTGAGAAGCGTGGTTCATTTGCGTATCCTTTCTATGGTAAGGTAAATGCCTTCGAGCAGGTACAGGGAACCAATGAAGGCCCCCAGGAGAATCCCGACGTCAAAAAGCTCCATCGGACGCCCCCCCATTCCAACGATGTAACCCCTTATGGCTTCAATCACCATTCCCCCTTTCAGTGCGTAAGCTGTCACCAGTGTACCATCACTTACAAAAGTTGGCAAGAAGTGGTGTCACGAATGGTGACGAAAGTCGTCACAGTTTTGACACACTGGAGACAACCGGGCACACTGGTGCGGTTGGGCGTCCCTGTTCTCGGCTCCCCCGTTCAGGAAGTGAACACGGGTGGCCGCTTCGTCTTGGCTTTCGTAGGTTTCAATCGTGACCCACTGGTACTGCGGGTCATAGTACCCCACAACGAACCGTCCGTCCTTACGGTCGTATAACCACTCGTGGGAACGAAGCCCAAAGTGGTAGACCCGCACTTCCCCAATGACCGTCCTGGTTGCGGTGGCCATCACTTGCTCCCCTTCTTGACAGGGGTTATAACCCCATAGGGTTCCCCAACCTTCTTCAACTTTGACAGGCCTGGGTAGATGGCCTCGAGCGCCTCCAGGTGGGCTGTCTCCCAGGTGACACGGCCCTTGTAATAGACCACTGAAAGGCGCTGGCCAGTGGCTGAATGGCCCTCGGCCACGGCGCGGGCCTTGATGGCGCTTTCGGCCGAGGCGATGGCTTCTTCCGCCACGGCCAGGCGGCCCGCGTATTCTGTCTCAATGTCGGCCAGGGCCTTCTTTACAGCGACGGGCGTAACCTGGTCTTCTAGTTCGGCTTGCTCGAGGCGGAGCTTGTCACGTAAGGCCCGTAGATTGGCCAGGGCGTCCAGGGCTTCTTCAATGGTTTGCTCAGGTGCTTGTGACACCGGTTCCTCCTTGGAAAAGTGAAGGGGGAACAGGGGTTCCCCCTTGACAGTCTACGCCCCCTTACGAACCTTGCCGGTTGCGGCCAGGTCGTTCAGGGTAGGCCCCCCATCGTTCAGGCAAGCGTCAATTTTCTCGGCGGGTGACAGCTTGTTCCAGGTTGCGTCGTCGGTACTCAGTTCAACCTTTACCTGCTTAACGGCCCGAACGAACTCCCCGGGCGCCTCCGTCACTTCTCCAGGGGGAACACCGAGCATTTGACACGCTTCGCCAACCGTCATCCTGAGAATGGACTCCACGGCGTTGACGATGGCCGGGGAATCCTGCCAGGTTTTGTCGGCAGGTATCTTGGCCCGTAGAGCCTCCGCGAGCAAGTTGGCGGGAAGGGGCCACTCGGCGAACGTGTCCATCCCCAGTCGAGCCAGGGCTTCCTCTTGGGTTAACCCCACAACGGAAAGGAACCTGGTCAACTGAGCCGGTTGCTCGTGCCAGGCCGGGGGCTTGGGTGCAGGTGTGCCGTCCAGCCAGGGCAGGAGTATGGCGGCAATCTCCGGCCCCTTCGGGCGTTCAAAGGACTTGTCGGACAGGGCGGTGCAACGGGTCTTGGTGACAATGAAGGTATTGTCCGGAACCGTCATATCCGCCAAGACGTCAAACTCGTACTCAACACCATCTCGTTGAATGGGCTGGAGGCCGAGCTTGGAAATGACGGTCTTGCCCTTCTCGTTCTTCTCCTGGGAGTAGGCCATCTTGGAGCGCATCGTGGCAATAATGTGGAGCTTGGCAGACAGCATCCGTTCAATGAGCCGGTTTTGCGCTTTGGTGCCATCGGCCCAGGCCGCATAACTCCCGCCGGGCGTCGTGGCTCCACGGGTGTTAACGTACTCCAGAATGCCCCCCGCTCCTGCCCAGGCGTGGCTCAGGCTATCAATGACCAGGACGTCGTAACCTGCTCGTTCGGCGGCGTCAATGGCTCCGATGAACCTGTCCACGGAAAAGGGTGGTTCCATCGCCAGGGTGTCGAAGGCGAACAGGTCGCTATACTTGGCGGCCGACCCGTGCTCAGTATCGAGCACGGCAACCTTCTTGCCCAGGGCCAGGGCCAATCCCAGGGCGGTGAACGTCTTACCGCTACCGGAAGGCCCGGCGATGGCCACACGAGCCTTGGAACCAAACTTCTGCGCTTTCGTAAATGAAAAGGTCTCAGACAACGAACCCTCCTTGAAGTGGTGTGCGAACCGGACAGTCTACTTGACTGTGCTCCCCCTTTCCTCCAAACCCATATCGCTCAGTATGTCCATCCGAGAACGAACCCGGCGTGTCCACTTCTGCGCAACTCCCCTGGGGCGGCCCGAATGAACAGGTGTCGCACAGGTCACGGGCGGCTTCGTCTCCGTAGGAGTTTTCCAGCTTCATACCTGGGGTGACCTCCACGTAAGCGGGCGTCCTTAACTGCCTGTCTCAGGGCTTCGCTCTCTTCGTACGTTTTGGTGTAGGCGGCGTCTGTCATTTGTGTCATTTCCCCCTTCTCAAGTATGCCCCAGTATACAGGGACTTTACGGTTTTGTCAAGACCTTTTTGTACAATTTGGGTAGACGTTTGGTCTCTTTTTGGTTACAAATCTGTGACCCCATCACCGGTAGTCCCAGGTCAACGCACCTGTCCCGAAGCACCTGGAGCAACATCTCGTCGGAGAACCCGGCGTCGCACAGTACGGTCAGTTGAACGGTCACCTGGCGCCCTTCTCTGTTCACGGTTCCCTCAACAGGTGGGCGATGTATGGAGCATACGTCAACCGGCGCTTGATGGGTGGTCGCCTGTCACGGAACCTGCGCGGCACAAACCCAAATGCCCTCATAGCCCGTTCCACCACTTTGTCTGACGTGCCCTTTTCCTCGGCCAGTTTGTACAGGGGAACACCTGCCTCGTTCTGGCGGTGCATTTCTGTTACCTGCTCCAGGGTGAACGGTATGTCTTTCACTTTCGTGCTCCTGCGGTGAGGGTGAATACCAGGTCGTTGTCCACGTACCGAAGGTGCTCGTCCCAGGTACCTTGCGAGTGGTCTTGTGGTGACCCCTGGCACCTGGAGCAGAAGCAAAGGTGCCAGACTGCGTAGAAGGTGTTTGGGGCCTTCACGACCGTGGCTAACCCGCCCCACACGGCTCGCCGGAGAATCGCGGCCATCTCCATCGTGAGAAGGGCGGAAACCGGCGGTACCAGGGGGTCTTGCTGTACGATGGTTAACCTGCTCCCTGGTCGTTGCTCCAGTCGGTGCAGGAGAACTTTCCACTCGCCCCACTGCAGAACAGCGTATGGTTCGTTCATTCCTTGCCCCCGACCACAAAATAGTAGACGCCGGTCTTGTCCTGGTCAAGGTAGGTACGACCGCGCCGGAGACCGATACCGGCTTCTTTGAGCACCTTAATGCCCACGGCCCGAATGGACTTGACCAGTTGCCGGAGCGGTTTGAAGTCCGCGTCCTTAACCTCCTGCTCAGTAGCGGTCACGGTAACCTCGGCAAACAGGCGACCAGGTACCACTTCGGAGAATGAGACTTTTGTCAGCTTACCTTCCATCGGTGTGTCCTTTCGTCATAGGTTTGGCAACGCGGGTGCTTGCTCGACCAGGGAACGTATCGGCAACGAAGGTGTATGAGCACGGTTTCCCGGTGGCCTGGAACAACCGGCCACGGGTGGCGTACCTGGGCGAAAGCCCGGCGGCACGTAGCGTGAGAATGGCCATCGCCCGTATGGTGTGAACCAAGACCTCACGGTTCCCCAGTTCCTCCTCCTCGGTGGTGGAGACAACGACCTCGGCGTGAACCTTGCCGGGAGTGGCCTGAGACAGGGCTACGACGGTGACTTCACTTTTCATTTCTTGGCCTCCTCGTACTGGGTTAAAGTGTCCAACGTGACGGTACCCCTGCTCCAGCACAGCTCGCAAATGTAGGCGGTTCCGTTAACGACCAGGCGGCCTTCCCCCTTGCACTTGGGGCATTCGGCGCTCCGCTCCTCGTAAAAGGCGGCCTCGGCCTTTGAGTGGTCATCCAGCATGGCGTCCAGGCGGGCTTCGGTGGTCATCACTTCACCCCCGGAAAGTTCTCGGCGGCTGTGGCCATGGCGCTTCCGACAAGTCATCGGTCGCCTTTTTCACCTCAGCGATGAGCCTGTTCACCACGGCGGGGGCCAGGGCCAGGCCCCTGGAAAGGGCCTGGCGTTCCATTTCGTCTATTGCCTGGCGTAGCTCCGACATGGCGCCACTGGTCGCGGCGGTTTGCGCCTGGCGGGCCTTTTCCATTTCGGCCTTTCTGTGTTCAGTGGCCAGGTGGTCTTGACGCTCCTTCTCGGCTCGGAGGGCGCGAATGGCGGCGGTTCTATGGGTTTGTCTCATCGGTTGGCTCCAGTATGGCTGAAATGGCCTGGTTGGCGGCCCTCACTACGGCCTCCACGGCCTCCGGCCCCCGTCCCATGTTGACGGATAGGGCGATGCGTTCCAGCCTGTCAACCGCACTGCGGAGGCGGGCCAGGGCGTTCTCCGTGTCCTCGGCGGCCATGGCGGCCCATCCGGTGTCTTCCACTTGGACGTCCAGGGCGCGAACGGCGCGGTTCAGTTGTCGGAACTCCAGGGAAACCATCGGAACCTCGGCGCACTCGGCCTTCAGGGCGGCCCGTTTGTCCATCAGGGCCTTTTGCAGGGCCTTCAGTTCGGCGCTCTTACTCATTGGTCGCCTCCACCAAGTCTTCGTACAGGACAAAGTACTCAGGAAACTCGGCCTTGAACTCGCGGGCGGCGTAGCGGTTCCCGAACACGACACGTCGCTCTGCGGGAACCCATGTCTTCATGACGCCAGTGTCGGAGGCGAACTTGGAGGCGCGGAAGTGGCGGTTCACGTCGCGCAGCCGTTCCCATCCCTCGCGCCTGGTCAGAAGCCAGTAGCTACCATCAGGCCCGAACACGGCTACGTCGCCTTCCGAAATCCTGACGG